GATCAAATATTAAAACTTAAAGTAATACCTGATCATACAGCACAAAGAGAACTTAGAGTTTTAGCGCATAGTTATAACATACTCCGAGTGGAGAACGGTATTGCTAAAACATTATTTTAATACAATGAATCAACAAGAAAAAGACGCTACAACACAACTCGTTGAACAGTTTCAACAAACGGCTCTAAATGTTGTACAACCCGTCATGGAACAGGCCATTGTTTTTGCGGCCGAATACGCAAAAGCGTGTGGTCGTGATACTTTACTCGCTAAAGATATGGAATATGCTATGAAGTATTGTGCAATGAACGAAGTTGGTAAGAAAACGGGTTCACATTTCCCAGAAATTTACGATGATTCAGATAGCGAAGACGAAGAATTGGATATAGTAGACGAAGACGACATTGAATTTGAAAGGTATTCTGGTCGAGAATACAAATTCGTTAAAATGAACATTGCGTATGATAATTGGGATACGTGGGTGCCGAAAAATCCAACAGAACAGATGTTAAAAAATGCTATAGATAGTAATGGAGACATCTGATTTAGAAGGATTTGACAAGGATATTGGATATTTCAAAATATCAAACTGTGATGATAGTTCAGATAAAGACTCTGATTCCGAAACCGAAACCGAAACCGAATCTGAAACCGAATCCGAATCCTCAGGGTATTCTTCTTCTAAGGAAAAACCTATTAAAAATATGAAAGGGTACTTTAAAAATACGAAAAAATATAAGAAAATTTTATTCGAGGAAAATTTCCTCCCAGAATAAAATCTACATTTATAGTATAAAAAATGTCTGCTGCCAAAGAAACTATCACGCTCGTTGCCTCGGAACTCGAGTCGCAATCTCTCAACGCTATTGTCGCGGGGTTTTCCTTCGCCGCCGCCCTTTCTTGGGTTGACTTGGTCAGGTGGTTGGTTAACCAAGTGATCAAGGTTAACAAGAACGGTGGTATGAACTACACACTTACCGCTTTGTTTACCACTCTCTTGTCCATCTTTGTGTTTATGATCACTTCCAGAGTGTCTTCCAAGGTTAACAAGCCAGCGCAACCAGTGTTCGCTGTTACTAAGTAAGTTCAGGTCGTTTAGGTTTTTTTATAATTAAAAGTAAAAATAAACCTGCTGCGACTACCATAAATATAGGTATAAAAGCATCCCAGTTATGTACATCCTCACTAAAATCATTGGGGATTTCCATAGGTGTAGGTAAACTTTCCCCTCGTTTAGATCTAGGTATATTTTCCATTTTATCTGTAGAACATGTCACAGCAAGTTTTAATATATGATTCGCATTTCTAAAATCGTACGGTATGAGACGATTATTACTACTATAATAGAATTGAACACGTAAACTTGATATTGTTTTTTGTGCACCACTATCAAAATTATGTTCGACAGCATCGTCTACACCAGAATAGTTAATTACGTCTCCACACATAAGTATTCGTCCAGTATAAAAAGGTGTATCCGAAAATATAGTCTTATTAAATTCATCAGACCCGCTACTCAGTTTTACTATAATGGCATCCGCACCCTGTAAATTAATACTACCAGTCGTCAATGAAGAACCACTAGATGAAATATCAGATGCTGGTAAACCAAGTATATCGTGTGGTGTAGTATACCCTATAGCGTTTGTATTGTACCCATTCGTACCTGAATAGAATTTGAATGTAAAATCACTCGAGCCTGTAAAAGTTATTGCATTCGTATCTTTATCAAAAGTAGCACCGGTTATAACAGTACATGCAGTTTTTACAGCGTCAGCAAGTTCTTGACCGCTATAATTTCCAATGGGTATAGTTACAGTCTGAGTACTCCCACCATTTGTTAACACTTGCATTTGATTATTTCGAGAATGTATGAGAAACTGACTGTTATGAATACGTGCTGATATTAATGAAATTTTTGTGACTTCATAAACAGGTGTTTTTAATTTAACAACATAGTCTGCAGGATTCGAATAAGAAACGGGATCTCTTTCTCCACTATCTATGTCTAAGGTATGTACCCTCATTAAAATATAGGAGCATTATTTTAATGAGTGATTTACTTATTTTATTATACGTTTAAGAAAAACTGTGTGCCAATGGGTTTCTGGAAAGTTGATTTTTAGCTATATCTAAACCACTTTGAGAAGAATTTGGATTTTCGTTACCTTTGTATGCATTGAATTGGTGATAATCGTTATGTCTGTAATTTTGTGTCCAAGCACCGTCTGCAGAATTTACTCGTCCATCAATACGGGATGTATCCGAACGAACTCCTGTTAACATACCACCCTGGTTTAGGGGATCGGCACGAACATTCATTCGACCAGCACCCGCAGGTCGGCCAGCTTTACCTCTTCTATCTGATGGTCGCAATCCGTGCTTAAATAATTCTTGGGCTGTATAAGAATCACCATAAACTCTACTTTCACCAATCTTTGTCGATGGAGAATTCAAGTACCCGTGTGAATATTTATTGATATTTGGTGCTGGCATATTTGCATACTGATACGCTTCTATGTTACCATCCTTCTTGTTACGTGTTGGTTCTGCTGCACGCGTTAAAGCTGAAACTACTCTCTTTGGCGCTGCTGTAGAAAGGGTGTCAGTTCTAAGTCCAGTTTCAGAACGATTTGTTGTTCTTTTAGTTTTTTCGTGTTCGCCTCTTGGTGTTAAACCCGAGAACCCTTGCGAACGCCCACCAACGTTTGGAAGACGATCTGGTAAAAACGAAGTTTTTTCCGGTCTATTATTACCAAGATCACCCATAACTCCTCTACGACCACCTCCACTATCAAATGCGGGACCACTTCTTCCTGGTAAAGTAGTCAATTTATAAGCACCTACATTAATAGGATTCACACGGAAAAGTTGTTGATGACCACCAACTGATGGAACATTTGGATCAACGCCCAAACCTGGACCAACGTTTTGGCGTTCTATTGGTGAAAGATTATTCATTCTACCACCGTCGTACATGAACCTATCTCTCATTTCCAAAACTTCACCTCCAGAAGATCTCTGTGACGCCGCAATATCACCAAAATTACCCATTTCTTGTTTATGAAAATTTGTTTGTTCGACCAATGGTGATGCTTCACCTAAATATGTATCGTTTATATTAATATTTCTATCATTAAATTCTATATTTTCCTGTACATTTTCCTGTTCTATAGGAGCGCCTTCAGACGTATACGTTTCAGTTGGTTTACTTAATTTACGACCAGCGTAGACAAGTCCTGCTATAGCCATTATAGATATTGGATCAGCCATTCTTATTTCTTACTGACATTTTTATTAAGGTATCTTTGCTGAAATAAACCATTTTGAAGTTCGGCTCGTGTACTGGATGGTTCATAACTTCGAGTTCTGAGTGGAACTTTACACGATACATCTTGGAGTGGGTGTAAATTTTGTTCGTATGTTCTCGCTAAAACTTTATTAAATTGGGATGTGGATTGTGGTCGAAGAGCATCACTCGTTTCAATATGTTCAGCTGGTGAACCTTTACCGGCCATGTATGGCGCGGTACCATATAACATGGTATTAGGTCTCGAAGAGCCATAGTTTAATGTACTGGGCTGAGGATAAATAAATACTTCTTCATTTGCACAAACTGTTGGAACAGCATTATCAGTGACTAATTTAATTCCTGGTTGGAGTTGGTACGCCATTTACTATTACAAAACATTTTGTTTAAGCAAATCGAGTATCGACTAATTATATTTAAAATATGAAATTATCTCCTATCCCCATCTGGATTCAATCCGGCGAACGCTTCGAGCTGAACACCTCTAGCATCTGGATCACATAAGCGTGGATCTTGTCTACAAGTTTTTTGTCCCTGTTCACCGTGTATAAATTGATAATATGGATCATTTCCTAAGGAAGTATTGGCTGTACTTACAAATTGTCTAGAACACGCATTTCTTTGATATTCTGGTAAAGATGACCTAGATCTAGATGGTCCGTATTCTATACCTTTTGTAACATAATGATCACTCGATTTCTTAACCGTTGGATAAGAACAGGCACTTGGTCTATCTGGTCTATCTACAAAATCTGTCATCAAAACATTACCCATTGGATTATCCTGAGTAGGTGAAGTACATGGTCGTGGTGGTAGTCCGTGTGCTGTTTTAGCTAACCCTAATTTTATCATATCAGATTTTTCCATTATATATAAAACACCTAACGCTGTTCCTCCTAATACAAATATACGTATATCACGGTTTATAAGATATATAATACACGTTGCATAAATAATAAATCTCGCTGTGGCATTAACACGCTCTTCTGGAGTAAGTGTTTGTGAAGGCCAGAATTCTAATACTTTGTCTGTTCGAATGAGTTGTTTTGGATCTTCGAACCAAGAAGTCATTTATATATAGTGAGTTTATTTTTTACCACCTAACATGCCACCCAACATGCCCTGCATGGTTTTCATAAGAGCGGCTTCATCTAAACCACCTTCACCATCAGAACCCATTTTATCGGCACACTCTTTTGCTACATTTTCAATCATGGATAACGTATCTTCTGGAATTGATTTGATTGTCGTACCTAACATGTAAAGCGTTTGTACGTACTGCCAAATAGCGTTTTTTGTATTCTCTGAACACGAACTCCAATGTTTTTCTAAATTAACACCTTTCATGAAATCCAAATTCTTAGACTCTTTTATGAAAAAAGATTCATCTTTCGTCGAAATTTTTTCAGCGTATGGTGTTACACCATTCATGAAACCGTCTACTACCAATCTCGGGTTGGCTTCTTTCATTAAATCAAATGCAGATAAACACTTTTTCAATCCCTTTTCTTCTGGGAATGTCCTGTGTAATTCGGTAAGAAATTGACCCATCATTTCATTGAATGCAGAAACTGATGCCATTGTTGTATATAATATAATACTAATAATATCTTTAAGTTTATAAATTAAAACGGTTCTGAACTAATAGTTTCTTTCTTACCCAAACCGTTTGAAACGATAAAAAATACTAAAATTGCAACAAGTGCAGCTGGTTTTGTGTATGAGCTCAAATCAAGTTTACCTTCATTATTAAGTTTAGCTTTAAAGTGTATATAGCCTGCAGTTATAAATCCAGCGATTAAACCTGCCCAAGCTGGATCTCTTAAATAATCTTCAAACTCCATTTATTTATACATGATGTTTTTTTGTCGAGATTCAGCAGCATCTGGGAAAAATACACCATCAGATTCACCGTGTTCACTACCCATACTTTGATGCGCCTGAGGAGATGTATTTATAGTTTTGAATTCGTTATTCATAAAAGAACTTGTAGGCTCTTCTACACCCATAGAAGGTTCTTCTCCCATAGAAGGTTCTTCTCCCATAGAAGGTTCTTCTCCCATAGAAGGTTCTCCCCCCATAGAAGGTTCTCCCCCCATAGAAGGTTCTCCCCCCACAGAAGGTTCTTCATTTAATTCCGGATTAAATGGATCTTGTGTAATTTCTTCACCACCGTCTTCTATGAGTTCTGGATCTTCGGAATCAACTATCTCCGCATCCCCCAAGTCAAGATCTTGACCTTCTTGTGATTGTGACATATAGGTTTGTAATATTTGTTGAACAGGTATGAGTTCTTTTACTGCACTTTCAACACACAAAGAAAATCTTTCGAATAACTTATCGTTTCGAGCATATTCGTTTTGTGATTCATGGTATATATAAGGATCGTTATACAAGGATTCCGCAACTTTGTTATGACACATCTGTATAAAAACTTCATTAGTTGGAAGTTTAAGAGAAATCTTTTTATTATCCTTACTCAAACGAACAGCTGATAATATTTTAACACAACTCACGAAAACGGCCGCTAATAAATCGTTAAACCACGCGCATCTATTCGCTATATTATCAGAATGTTGTTTAGACATTGCATCACTCCAATTGGGAACTTCCTTTAAAAGTTTTTGGTACATAATAAGTACTTTTCGTCCTTTAGAAAGTTTGTATGCTTCTTCATACATTTCATCAAAAGTCTCAATCATAACTGGACACATCAATAAACAAAGTTGACCGAGGTATTCTCTTTTAGCTTCAACTAATATGTTAAGGTTATCCATTTATGATAAAGTGGGTTTTTTTATGAGACGTTATTATCGCGCCCCCCTGTATTTATTTGCAGTCTTTTTCAAGTTCACGAGTGTAGGAAAATCTTCAAAATCTTCTTCTGGTTTTTCCTCGGTATGTTTTTCAACCTTTTTAGCACGCCAAGATATACATATTTCAAATTCACCTATAACTTGAACCATAAATCCACTAATTTGAAATTGTCTTATTAAATAATCAGTAGCTTTTCTCCTGTCGAAATGTGGGTACCCCATAACAAATGATGGTATTTGAACGAATACATATTTATTACCAAGTTCCACAGATTGGCGTATTTTTTTAGATATCTGCTCATATAATTTTATATACGTCTCCTTTTTTAGTCGTTTACGTTTATCAGCTATCTTAGAAATTTCATCTATAGTGATCATCTATGTTACTATTGGAACATTTTTAGGTTTACCATACGCATCTTGAGAATTTTGTATTTCCTTTTCAACAAGGTAATTAGTATTATTTTTTATGTAAGATATTTCACTTTCTCTTATAAGCGAATAATCTTCAAACTCTCTTGGTGGTATATTATCAGTAAAAATACCTTCGTTATCCGGCTTCTTTACATGAATAGGTTGTGTACGTAAACTTAATATCACAACCGATGGTTTTTCGTTAACTAATTCTCTTTTCATCTTTTGGAACTGAGCATATTTTCTCTTAAATTTTTTTAAACGAGCATCTTCAATTTCTGTTCTTAATGTTTTATTTTCCATTTTTTCTATAACTTCAATTAAATCCTCCTCCATTTTTACATCATTTTCATCTTCCAGTTCATTAATATCGTACCGCGGTCCCATATTTATAATACGTATAATAGCAGAAACGGCAAATCCGAAATCAAATCCACCTTTTCCGTACTTGACTACCATAAACATACACTTACATATTTTACCGGGATTTTCAGAGTCTTTATTTTCATACATTTCAGCTTTTATAGTTTCTATTATATATGTACATAACCCAGTTCTCTTTGAAATCTGTTCATTTGTACGTAATATGATTTCCTGGATAAGATCATGTGAAATAGATAAATCACTTATTTCATACCCGGATAAATCTATTTCTTTATCGTTTAATTCATCAGGGGGTATATTAGTGAACTTCTCTGTCCTGGTTAGTGAATATATAACAAATATTATTAGTAATGTTATAACTATTTTGTTCATCTTATTATTAAATTTTATTTTATTTTAATTGTGATATTATTGCGAAATTATTATAATTTATTATTTTAAAATGTCTCTTTTAATATACAGTCCTCAATGTAATCATAGTTTAGATATAATTGATTATATTCAAAAAAATGAGAATCTGAAACAAATTGTTAGTTATCACAATATTAATAAATTAGGTATACCTCCACAATTCAAAAGTAAAATCAGTAGAGTTCCCACAATGCTTACAAAAAACGGAAAACTACTTGTGGGTAACGAAATAAAAAACTGGCTCGAGTCTCTTTTACCAGTTAAGGACTTAGAAATGGCAGGTTTTGGTACGTGCGCTATGACAACTTTAGAAGGTGAAGGTATAGATGATATGTTTGGAATAGATAGTTATGGTGTTTCTTTACAACCTCCAATGACAGCTGAACTCGAAGAAAAAATAAGTAGAAGTGTAAGTGATGCGTATAACTCACAAAGTAAACAATAATTAAAGAATTAATACGATTTATTAAAAATGAAGTTAGCTACAGTACAGGCTTCAGCTATAAAATCAACTTTTGAAGTTCTTAAGGATATATTAAACGATGTTAACATATATTTTAAACCAGATGGGATGTATATAGTAACTTTAGATACAGCAAGAACATCACT